CGATGCGCGAGTGGTCAACCCCCGCCTCCACGGCTGCTGCTCGGTAGGTCAACTCGTCGGTGGTCATCTCGATGGAGATGACGCCAACGTGCGTGTCCTGACGGGCTATGGACAGCATCATATTTACCAGCAGCGCGGTCTTCCCGCTGCCTGAATCACCGCCTATGACCGTGTAGGAACCCTTGCGTATCTTCCAGAACTCGTCCAGCCTACCAAGCCCCGGCGTCCAGACCTTGTCAGGCTCCGTGCGCTGCAACGCCCTTGAGAGGGCCTCGCCAAGGGACTCGGTCTTGCGCGTGGATGTGGAGTGGTGGCCAAGGACGAAGTCGTTGATCTTGGTCATGGCCCCGGACATCCCGTTCTTCAGCGCCTCTGATGTCTGTAGGTAGTCCACAAGGGAGCCAAGGCGGTTTTGGCTCTGTATCTTGCCCAGCCCCTGCACCAAGTAGGGTAGGTTGTCGGGGCAGGGCATGGCATCAATTGATGCTATCGCGTCCTTGGCCTCCTGCTGGGACATCGTGGCCCCGGCTACCAGATCCATGGCAAGGATCTCCGGGGTGATCACAGCCCCTGCAAAGTGCATCCGCTGGAAGGAGCGGAAGACCTCCTGTAGGTCGGGGGATGTGAAGTGGTGTGCCGATGCCAGTGAGATCAGTGTCCTTGCTTGCTCCTTGTTGAACATCGCCTTTAGTGCTGCGAGTTCGTAAGGTCGTGCTTCAATTTTCATTTGGTGTGAATTGCAACTCCGGTTCGTTGTAGCTGTACTCCTTGGGGTCTACAGGAAACCTCCAGCCCTTGGCCATTGTGGTCTCCAGTGCGATGTAGCAGCGTTGGCCGCTGTTGAAGTACCGACCCAGCAGGTTGATGGCCTGTTGTTCGGTCTTGTTGTTCTTGTACCTGTGCTTGAATGTGGACATCTTGTACTCCTTGAACTCCTCCCACATCTGCTTGACCTTTGGCCCGGCCCAAGGAGGCCACTCAATGACGAGCGTCTCCTTGGGCTTGGGCTTGGGGATGACTACAGGCTCTGCTTCAACCTTCTTCTTTGGCCTCCCTCCCCTCTTGCCAGCCTCCCTGCGTATGACAGACAACTGCCTTGAACGCTCAAGCATGGGGGCAAGGTGTTCGGGGATGGCATCACCACCCGGCCCTGCTATGATCAGGCGCACGAGTGTGCCAAGGTCGTGGGCTGACAGGTGCGCGGTCTGCACATAGAACTTGGCATCCAGCTTCATGGCTCATGCGTAGGTTTTCCTGTCTCGGTTGCGGTTGCGGATGGCCTTGCGTTCCGCTGCCGTGTAATTCAGCGGCACAATGTAGTCATCGCTCTCCTTCTCTTGCTGCTTTTTCCTCGATGGCCTGAACCTGACCTTCTTTACCGGCTTGAACTTGCACAGGTCAAGGCTGGGCTTGATGCCAAGGTTGTTGCAGGAGCGTTCGTACACAGCAGAGGTCGTGGGGTCTGTCATCACCCGGTCGGGGTAGACGCGGGCATAGTATACCACCGTGGAGTGGTCGCGCCCGATCATCTTGCCCACAACGCAGAAGGGCCACAGCAGGTTGCTGCGGAGGATGTATCCAACGGTGCTTCGGGCAATCACGATGGGGTACTGGCGGCGGCGTCCATAGAACATCTGCTCGTCGTACTCGATCCCGTGGTGCAGTGCCGCCTCCGATACTGCTCGGTAGACGCTATCAAAGGTCAGCGGTTGCGCCATTGCTTGAATGCTTCTGCGTAAGACTTAACGTCGGTTGGGTTCCATCCATCGGGGACGATGGTCTTGACCTTCAGGGCTGGCTTGGGAATCTTTTCTCCAAGCTTGATGCGGGAAAGAACTGTTGCGTCTCTCATGTGTGTAGGTGTGATTCACGTTGTTCCTGTTCCATTGTCTTGATCCTCATCGACAGCGCCACAAGGACATCCTTGGCTGCGTCGATGCGATTCTTCAGGGCAGAGTACTCGACCTTGGCGTCGATGGAGTTCAGGCGAAGCTGGTGTGTGTCATCCTCGCTCTCAACCTCATCGGAAGCCCTTGCCGTGGACATCTTGCCATCCCTTGCTTGGCGGGACAGCCTGCCCTTGAGAGTGTGTAGTTCATACTCTTCCTTGGCCAGCAGCATCTTCTTTTCGGCCAAAGTAAGGTATGTGCTTAATGTGTACTTGATCGCGCTGATCTGCGTCTGCAACTGGACAAGATCGCCGGGAGAAAGTTCCCGGCGAGTCTCTGCTATCAGCCTGTCCAGTTCTTTGCGGATGGTCAGACTTTTCTCCATACCCTGATGGCTTCACCTTCGTCCTTGAAGGCCAACTTAAAGTCCGGGCAGAGCAGCCCCTTGGCGCGGCTGATCTGAGACTTGGTGCTGGAGGATTTCTTGGTGGGGATAGAGACGCTGTCTCCAACTTCCATGTTGACCAAGAAGTCCCACTTGGTGGGGCGCTTCTTGCGTTCGGGCAGGGGGATGTTCTTTTCGATGTTCATTGTTGCTTGGTTTTGGTGCAGACGATCGTGTCGCTGCCGGGTAAGTACATTGCGGGTTGGATGAGTTGGCCGTCGGGGTCGGCGATGCCACCGCCAGTGCGGTAGGCTGTCTGCGCCAGTTCCTCGACCACCTTCAGGCGGGCGGAAAGTTCTGCGTGTACGGACACGCCCTTGTAGTTCCATCGGCCACCCGCTGGCTTGGTGGTCAGGTGCAGACCGAAGTGGTCTACGCCATCCTTGCCATACTTGGTGACCTCTTCTATCGCCGCTTCTTTGATGGCCGCGATGCACTCTTCAACGGTCTTGCTGATGCCATAGAGCAGTGCGTAGGTTTCAGCAGGGTTCGCCGTCCCGTTCTCCACGCTCAGGGCAATGTCTTGTATCGCTTGCTTGAGGTTCATTGCTTTCTCGTTTGATGGTGATGGTGAGCGTGTCTCCCTGTAGATGGAGACCCACGGACCCGGGGTCAGCGAAGCAGATGGTGTTCCTGCCACGCTCATCGATCACCTGTACAACTCTGACCTTATTCACCATCGGATGGGCAAAGGCCCACGGGCCTTGAGCATGGCATCGGCAGCGTCGTATGCCTCCATGGCATAGAAAATGTAGCTATCAACGCCGCCACCGCCAACTTCTTCGTTTAGCATTAGTTGGTCTTTGGTCTTTGTCAACGCTGCGTGTTGCTCGGCGTGAACAAATGCTGCCATGACCTTGGACGCGAAGTAGTCTCGCATGGTCATGCCTTCGTGTGTGACCTCAGTGGTCAACATTGTTTCGTTGTTTTTCGTGTTGCTCATTTCAGTAAATGTTTTCTGTTTAGAAGGGCAGGTCGTCATCGTCAGACGCTACCACAGGCTCACCCTTGGCCCCCTCGATGGCCGTGTCGGCAGAGCGAAGCTTCTCGGCCAGCTTCTGCATGACGGAGATCAGGTGCTTGTCGCGGTCTTCAAAGTCCCACACGTCCTTGCCATTGACGCGCACCTTGCGGCCCTGCGGGAGGTCACCGGGGTTGTCCTTGGTCCACTTGGGCTGCACCTTGGCGTTGCCTTGGATCAGGTTCATCCCGATCACCCTGCGCCCTTCCTTGTCGGTGAAGTCGTAAGGGGCAAAGCGAACGCCCTTGGTCAGGTCGAGGTTGGGCAGACGCAGCATGAACGAAGACCAGTAGCGGTTGCCCTCGTTCATCTCAAGCTGGTAGGTCTCACCAACGTCCTTCAGGCGGATGGCGAGGGAGTTCATCACCTCACCCTTGTACTCGCGCTCCTTGCGGAACATCGAGATGATGACCCCTTCGACGTACTGGTCGCGGCGCTCCCATACGGTGCGGCCATTGGGGTGTTCGTCGCTGGGCTTGGTGGTGCGCGACACAGCGTTAGCGGTGCCCTCCTCCACCTGTTCAACGATCATGCCATCGGCGATACGCAGATAGATTGCGCTGCCATCATTGCTGTTACTTCCTCGTGCCATTGTCTTCAGTTTTTTCAATTGTTTCGTACCAGTGTTCAAAGTCGGGGAACAAGTCGTTGTTGACCTTGCAGATCTTGAACGCCTTGTCTTCGTTACCCACGATGATGCCCTCCCCTTGGGCATCGGGCTTGCGCTTATCGCGCCACATCAATTTGTACTTCATCCAGTTTTTGTTTTGCTTTCTCCATTCGCTCTATCAGATGCACATCACCCGGATACACCTTGCGACAGAGGATGCGTCTGCACTTCGGTGCGTAGGTCTTGAGTGATGGCATCACAGTAGCAAGAGCAGCGAATGGTTGAGGCTCTATACCACTGCGTATGTTGTTTACTCGGTCAACGAGTTCGGGTCTGTACGTCTTTGGCATCGGGCCAAAGGTACAACAAGTTCGCACTTCTTCGTGTGGCCCATGACTTTTTAGTTAGTTGACACACTCAGCCCTATGTCCATGGCTGTCGGGTTAATGAGTTCTGCTCCTGTTGTACTTGGGCAGTACTTTGATGTTTTTGAGAAAGCTCTGTTCATGTGACCTTGCAACTTCCGCTGTAGTGCAATGGCCAACCGCAACCCTATCCCATTCCTTCCCCTGTTGCAGGTGGTCCCTGAGCCGAGACCAAACATTGCTGGAGTGTCCTATGTAGACAATTTTTTTGTTGTGGAACAGAAAGTAAAAGGCGGGCTGCTTTGGTTCGTAACGCATATAGCTGCAATAAAGCAAACGCACTTCTTCAATGTCAAAAAGTTTCGTAGCCTTATGCATATGGTCAACCACGGCCTCAACTTCAGGGTCAAAAACTTCTTTCTGTGACTGCTCAATTTCGTTGGCGTACCTTACTCTTGGTTTCATGTTTTCTTTGGTTAGTTGACACACCCAGCCCTATGCCCATGTATTAGGGGAGCCTGCTAAAAGCACACTTCATCCGTTATTGGATTGCAGGTGGGAGAACCACCATCCACCCTTGAGACCGCATCGCCCTTGATGCCTGACCAACGTGCTGTGAACTCTCACGAGCATGGGCACCCTGTTGTCGGCTGGTAGGACAGCGCAGGGGTTTGTGACGTTGGACGCTCCGGTGTGCTGACCTTTTATCTCACCCTTGCAGGCGCGGTGGTCAGGGAAACCGCTATGTCAAAAAGAACGAAGCCGGGGAGTTGGTCGCTCAACTCTACCCGGCTTCAGTGTCAGTGTGTCGCACACACTGGAAAAGCATCAGCAAAAGTCAGTGAGCGACCACCGACCATGCAAACATAGTCAAGGTTTGCAAGTTTCGCGCAGCTTGTTGATAAATCGCTCATACTCCACCCGCATCAGGTGGAACGCAGCCAACGCCTGAATGTCTTGCAGGTCAGTGGTGTCAAGGGTTGCGCCATTGGTCCCTGACCAGTGCATCTTGATTCCGTTGTCGTGGCGCTCGTTGATGCTCAAGCGGCTGCTACCGCGTGTCCATTCGGCACCGACGTTGCGCTCCCCGTAGATGACCCCTCCAATCTTTGGGTTGTCGAGGGGGTCGTCGCTGTACGTCACGTCAATCCAGTCCTGCAACGCCTCCCGGCGCACGATGTGCTGGTTGAGTTTGCCAAGGGGGAACTGGTCGAGCAGATGACCATCGCTGTTGAACAGGGTGACCTGTTCCAAGTCGCGGTCGATGTGGGCGTGGATGTAGGTGTTCATTTGCTTTCGTTTTGCTTTTCGTCGAGGATCATGTT